CATATTCGTTTACAAATTTATAATGTTATTTTATAATTTTATTTAGATATTTCCTTGTTTAATTATATCTCACTTTGTTTTAGGTTTTTCCTTAGAAATTTTCTCTTTAGAACTTATTTCCATTTCTTTCATTTTTAAATCAGCTGATTTCATTTCTTTCTCATGTTGCATTCTCTTATCATCGTTAAATTGATTAGCTTGCATTTCCTTCATTTTAAGGTTTACGTTAGTAGCTAATTTACTTTGTTCAAGAGATAGTTTTGCTTGGTCAAGAATAGTATCAGCATTAGGACCTTCATCTAAAGCAAGAGCTGTAAGTTCAGTCTTCTTAATATCCCACATACCTTTTCTATCAATCTGTTCCAATGTATATTGTTGTTGAAGATGAATAGCTTCTTGCTTCTTATCTTCCAATTGAATAGCAGCTTGATTTTGTTGTTGAGATTGCATTTGTTGGTACTCTTGCATTTTCTTTTCAGCAACTTTAAGTTTTGTTTTAGCCTCAGCAATAGTATTAGTATCTAAAGCATCTACAACAGCAGAAGCTGGAGTACCATTTTGCATCATAGGTTGAGTTAACTGATGTATTAACTGAAGTCTTTCTTGTTCTTTATTACTATCAGATACAGCAATACCGTACTCAGTTTCCATATGAGTAAGTACATCAATATCCATATAAACTAAATCTGTAGAATTAGGCATAACAAAACTAGCAGCTTTACCGTTAATCCAAGCTAACTTAGAGTAATCAAGTAATCCTTCATATTCACGTTTTCTAAATTCATCAAATTTAGTAAAGTACATTTCAGTAATCAAAGAAGACTGTAACACAGATCTTTCTACACCACCTACAGTTTCAGAAGAAGAGATAGTACCTTGTCTTTGTTTAGAAATACCACATACTTCATCCCACTCATTTTTAATAAAAGCTAATAAGTCAATATATAGTTTAATAGTCTGAGATGCTAACTGTAATCTTGTTTGATGTGTAGCATTCATTTTAACTGTGTCTTTTGAATAGTCTACAAACATCATACTTACTTGGTCAGCATATAATAACCACTTATCCATACTCCAACCTTGTGGTTTCCAGTTAATATCAATTAATGCCATATCATCTTTCATTTTAGCCATAGCTAATTTAAGACGATGGAATGTAGCATTATATAATACCTGAAAAGGAATACCTCTTGAAACAAGAGACACACTCTTAGAGTTTATATTAGACATGATTCTACCATTATACGGTAGTTTACATTTAGATGGGTTATCTAAAGATCCTCTTTGTGTTGGTACAGGACGCATACGTTTATATAATGCAGTACCTAATTTATAACCTTCCCACACTTCGTTAACCCAATACCATTCCATTTTCTGTCCTTTTTCAGGAGTATAAGTTTCGTCAACCTCTAAAGTTTGAGTAGCACCCATTTCATCTACGTAGTCTACAAATCCAATTTTCTTTCTAGATTTCCATACTACGTGCATAACCTCAATTAATCTTGACCATTGTTTAAATCCAACACTTCTATCGTAATATACGTTAGAGTTAGAGTTAATAGCAGGTCCTTGAATAGCAAGGGTATCAATTAATTTAATTTCTTTTTCATCTAGCTCATCATAGAACATATCTATGACAGTAGAAGGATGCATATACTTTCTTCTAACTACCCAATCTCCGTCTTCAACAAACTGAATATCAGGGTCTTTATCAAAATCTATATCTAATGGATTAACTACTTCTAATACTGTTTCGTTATGTTCAATTCCTTTTAAAGTATAAGTTTCTCCAGTAACTAACCAGTGAAAAAAAGCAAGATTATATTTTTCATCTAGCTTTTGTGTAGCCTTAATGTAATCTAATCCTTTTTGCCCAGCAATAGCTCTTTTATCTCTATATGTAGCCTCAAATTCTTCTTTAAGTTTTTCAGGTGTAGGTACTTCTTCAGAAGGTACTCCTGTGTTAACACCTTGAGCATTAAGTTCATTAATAAACATTTGCTCAAGATTTTGGTTAATCATCTGATTTAACTCTTCTTCCTTTTTAGTTACAACGTCGTCATTAACAACGTAAACCATTTCTTTCTTAGGACGTTTAGCATATTCAGCAGATAGTAAATCTACTTTAGTATTGATGATAGGATAATTCTGTACGTCTGACCAATCTCCTTCAATAGGAGTACCAAATGGTTCAGTAATTAACTTGTAGTCTTCTAAGAAAACGTTACCGTTATAGTAGTCATAAAGTTTCTTTAACTTTAACTTCCAAGTATTCGTAGTAAAGGTAGATCTAGCTATGTATGCATTCATAGTGAACTTAACCATAGCATAGTCGTTCTTTATTTTATCTTTATAGGAGACGTTTTGATTTGGTATATCAAAAGTCATATCTACTCCTGCAGCTGGATTACTCATTAATTTTAATTATTATTGCAAATTTAATAGAACATTTTGTTAATCCCAAACTTTGAATCCATACGATTAAAGAACTCATCATCATAAGCTGACGTTCTTTGCTGTTCTGGAGGTGGTTTTAGTAGCAATTCTTTCTTGTAAAGCATAGCTACAAACATTGCTGACACCCTATCAAAGTTACCTTCATAACTAAATTTTATCAGTTCTTCTAACAAAGGTACGGAATAAATTTTATGTAAATTCAATAATTGTTCTCCATCCTCTGTTACTTCCCTTTTTTGTAACAACCAGTCTCTCAGATAACTAGCTGCTTGTTTTTTAGTTTCTATGTTAGACATAGACACACCATAGCTTCTACCTAACTTACGTTTAGGAGAATCATTAGAATCGTAGACCGTAACCTCTTCTTCTAATCTATGGAATAGTTTATGTATCCTAGCATAAGCTAAAATATCTCCGTCCCTATCATTCTCAAATACAATTTTAGCATTATAGTATTCAGCAAGAAGAAATAGATTTTTATTATAATCGTCCTGTAAATTAGGTCTACCTACGTATTCAGCTACAATCATATCGTAAGGTTTAGAGAAATTATTAACTCTTTTAAATACAAAGGTAGCACCTAATGAGTCACGTTTAGTTACTTTTTTATCTTTACCTTTATCTATTGCATAAGGGTCAGTAGCTATAAAGTACAGATTATCAGGAGCTACACCATTAATTAAGAAGGGTTGTTGATAGATTATAATAGCACCTTCACCATCAGCATCAGGTTTTAACGGAAAGTTTAGAATAGGTTTAACATCATCTCTAGGTTCAAATTTAGGTCTACCATCTTTATCTGTAAATAAAATACCTGATGTCCCTAGGTACTGTAAAGCTTTTTGAGATCTAATGTTGTTAATCTGCTGATTCAATTCAGCTTTAGGAAATATATTAGTACCTATTTTGATAAATGCTTCAGATGGTTTTCTTGGAAATTCAGCTAAATATGCATCTACCTCATTAGGATTTTTAGATTTACGTTTAAGGTTTTCTACTTGTTGTTCTATAAATAACTCAGCTTCTTTTGTAGCAGATGTTCCTCCACCTAATCCTGTTTCTTTTATAAATCCACCTTTAGAATAATAGTCAGGTAAGAAATAACCCATTTGAGTTTTTTCCATACCATCATCAAATAAATTCTCATATGCCCTAAAGTTATAAGTTTCAGGATCATAGAACATTTTTTCAAAGTCTACTTGTCCTCCAGTAAAGTCACCACCAGTTCCATAGACAAATATCTGACCTGTTACGTCAATACTTTCTTCTACTGTAGCTCTAGTTACACGGTAAGTAGCTAATAAGTTATTAAAAGAACCTGCTTCTTCAAATAAAATTACGTTAGCATCTTTACCTCTAACAACATCAGGGTTATTTAATGCAGTAAATCCCATTATTCTGGACTTAAATCCTTGTACGATTTCTCTACCATCAGGAGTCTTTTCAATAAAAGAGGCCATTACCTCTTCATATCTTCTATTAGTCTGTTGTCTTTGCTTACCAAAATCTGTGTATTTCAATAAAAAGTCCAGATAGTCAACAGCCATACCCATCGTTTCTTTAGTATATTTCTCCTGTTCAGACAATATTAAACTTGTAGACTTTCTAACAAAGGTGTAATTATATGCACATTTAGCAGCATTCTTAAAAGAGTAACCTCTACGTCTAGGTTTAACTACAATCATATGTTGACCTTCTTCTCTTGCTTTTTCACATTCAGTAAAGTAATACCAATCTGAATCCCAGAAAGCAGGAAATGTAGTCTTCTTTTCTACCCTTCTTTTCTTAGATATGTTTTCTTTAAGAGCTACTGCTTCCTTTAATTGTATTTGACAAAAGTTTAAATAAAAATAATGCTCACCTGTAATACGTACTCCACCTACAGAATAGCCGTTTTTACAATAGTATTCTTGTTCATCCCAGTATTCTTTCCATTCTAAACTTCCTCTAGGAGCATTAATGTAACCATCAAAACCACGTAAAGCATTGATTTGGAACCTTTTAGCTTCAGGACTGAATTCTTCTGTATTGATATGAGATAAATCTAATATAAACATTATCTTTCCCTTTCAGATATATAAACTCCACCTTTTACTTTACTTGCTACTTTAGATCTTTCAGATTGTAGTTTCTCATAAAGTTTTTCTAGACCGTCTATATGTGATGGTATTTCTTTTGATACCTTTAGTAATGAAGTTAAGTCATTTAGCATTAGCTCTACACCAGATACTATTTGACCACGTTTATTGTTAATTCCAGTCTTATGTTTACCCGCTTTTAAATCTTCTTTTAACTGTTTAGTTATTTCTGCTACAATATCATTACACTCATGCAATGAATTCAACATAGTATTTACTACATGTAAAGAAGGTGTTTTAATGTTGTCTTTATAGACAACTATTGCGTCTTCAACTAATTGATCTGGTTTCCAGTCTTTTACAATGCCATCAAACAAATCTTTGGTTAACTTTATTTGTCTATCAGATTCTGAATAGTTATAATACGGAGATGAAGGATTACACATATGATATATGTAAGCTATCTCCTTGATTGCTAAGGTATTATCCTTTTTCTTTCTTTTAGTTAACTTGTTAAATACTTCAATTGCTAATACCTCTGCAGGTATCATTATTTCTAAATTCTCTTTAATCTGTAATAGGCTCATTTGTTTTCGTTATTTCAAATTGATGTAGCAAACCTCCTACCGAATCTACTAATTGCTCATCTAACCATAGATCCCCATGACCTGTATGGTAAAGTATACAATGAGTAAGTTCATGATAGAAGGTATGTTCAACAATACTTTCTTTATATCTTCTCCAGTTCTTATTTACTTTATATTTATCTGCTAAGACAATTTTGTTCTCGTAATATAAGAATCTACCTAAACATTCATTCTTGTGACAATACTCGTTATCTATCTCTACAGATATAACGTGACCTAAGATATTAAATTGTTTGGGTATCATTTAACAAAGATACTATATTTTCTACAGTATCTTTTACGATAAAAGTTC